GGTGCAAGATGGGTTCAAAAATCTCCTCATATTACTTATATGACAAATACTGAAGTATTGCCTTATAAATCATATAGGAAATCATTGAAAGCAGCAATAAAAGCAAGAGAATGGGACAGAGTTGCAGCTTCTGCAGTTAAAATTATTAAAAAAACTGGAAGATTAGCTGGTAGGATTGCTCTGGGAAGATTTGTTAGAATTTAAAGATAGGGGAGAACAGGGCCAATAACTAAAATCCCTTTATGCTCTCCCCCGCTTGAGGAATAAACTACCTTGGGGAAAGGATAACCAAGTCTAATGTAGTCTATTTTGCTACGTAATTCTCGAAGTATTTGCATTCCTTCTCAACTATGCAGGGTTTATCAGCTTTCTCTGTGTTTAAAGTTTGAAAAACTGGTACCCATCCATTTCTTTTCAGGTATTCTTTGTCGATGTATAAACTACAACCTAGACAATTGCCTAAATTCCAATTAGCACACTCAAGTTGTGCTTCTCTTAGTTTTGTCATCTTTCTTTTCTTTCTCATATCCACTGTTATTTGCCATCGAGTAAGCAGGCCCATGATCAGGATGTATTTCCTTATTATGTTCGTCTGCTGTTGTTGGTTCGAATTCTCTGCGTTCTTTCTCCTCCATTAGCCGTAACATATATGCAGCTAAATATACAGATAAATCCAGTGATTCTTCAACAGCTTCATAAAAATTATCCCTTGTTATGTCATCCTTTGGCATTATTGGGATATTTTGATGATACTCTTTAGCACCTACATCTAATCTTTTTTTGATAAGATCGATGACTAGGTCATTATTTTGTTCTAGGTCTTTTATATCTCCTGATTTTTTATGCTTATCTATTTTGTTTTGCATTTCATCTATTCTAAGGGCCATTTGTTTCATGGCAAAATCAGCTTCAAGCAAAGCTTGTTCAAGATATACTAGTTTGTTTTTTAGTATTTGTTTATTATTCATTTATGATAGTTTCTAATGATTTTAGTGGTCTTAGTTTATTCTTTGGTATGTAATGATTGATTATTCCATATCCAAAATCTCTTGTTGGGGCTTTTAAGATTTCTTTTTTATATTCCCAGCCTAATAGCTCTACTGTATCTGTATCATCTATGTATTTAGCTAATACATAAATATCTGAGACAACTTTGCCTTTTTCAACAATGAGATTAAATGCATTTCTTGCGGTTTTTACATCAATAATTCCAATCTTCGTTTCAAAGTCCTTACCATTATCGCCAGAAGGTCTTAATATTTTATCTATTTTAAACCCAAACTCTTTTGCGAATTGAGATTCACCTTTTAAGCCTACATATTCGTAATTTTTACTCAATGGTCTACTCGACTTATGGTATTTATGCAGAGTTTCCCGATCGTTTGCTATTTGTTGTAATGTTTTATTCATTACAATTCTCAGATAACTTTGGGTCTGTATGATAATATTCTTCTATCCCAGTCTCTGAACCAACTTCTGTAGCTACATACATTTCTTTAGTTACAGGTATCCTTTTTTGGCTAATATCTTTAGATTTCATTGAATCTTCGATATCTCTGATAAGATCACTTACCTTATTTAAAGCGTCGGTGTTATCACTATTTATATAGAGCTCTCCTCTATAATTATTTAAAGCTGTCATAATAATTTCAGCTTGTTCACGATTTAAGTTCATTCTAATCCTCCAACCTTTATTGCAATAATATTATCAGCACTAGTAATTATATGATAATCATGCTTTATTTCTTCAACCTCCTGTGAATTTGGAGATCGATATCTTTGATAAGATTGTAATTTTATATACTTCTTATCAACATAATCATTATCCTCAATAATTTCTGGTTCACTCCATATATCAATCCATTCTCCATCTGCAAGTTTTACAGCATGGATATGTGATTCATCATGCCCTTTTTGTTTTATTCCAAATAATTTAGCATTCATTAGTATCTTCCTCCTTTGGCTAATTTTCTTAGCACATATTCTTTTGTTTCGTCTTTTAAATGTTCTACCCATTCCATAAGATATTTAAATTCATCTTCATCTAATGGGCCTTTCCTGGTGTTACATGATTTACAAATTAGCTGCAAGTTATCAATGACAGAGTCTCCATCTTTAGCCAATGGAATAATATGATCACATACCATATTTTTTAATGTCATTTTTTTATCACAGTATTTACATCCATCACCATAACTATTATAAAACATTTCACGAAGCTCATCCATCTCAATATCGAATAAAACTTGTGAATCTTCGGATCGTTTTTTAAGGGAGGATTTGAGACTTTGCATTTTTCTCTGGAGCTTTTTATAAGCAATCTTCCAATAAGTACGATGATGAGGTTCTAATACCTCTCGAAATGTTTCTTTATCATATTTCATAATTATAAGGGCTCAGCGTTTTTTGCATTACTTTGCTTGTTAAAAGGCTTATGATACATCGCTGGGCGTGTAAGAGGTCTTTGTCCTCCCCCTTTCAATCAACTGAGCCCTGATAATTTATTATTAAAAGTTCGTATCATACAAGTATTTAAACTTTATGTACGTTTTACTCTTTTAACTTTTCTTATGTTTATGCCTTGTGGCATATCGCTTTCAGCGTTAAATGCTGATATTGCAGCCTTTCTCGCCTTTACTTTATCCAATTTCTCAACAATCTCTACTTTTTTGAAATCATCAGATATAGTATGTGGATCAACGTCGACTGGGCCAAATGTTTCATAAAGCTTATACCTTGCAGTATTAGTCTCGTATACTCCATCTTCGTTCCCAATTTCCATTATAACAGCTGGTAACAATTGCTTGTTAAAGAAGTCCTGTGTCTTTTTAAGTCCTCTTCGTCGTGACTTTAATCTGTCAATTTCATCTTTCAATGCTTCAACCTCTGCGTCAAGTAAGTATTCTTTTTTGTTAAGTTCAAGCATGAAGTGATCGACATTTTGTATTTTAGTCTTGATTTCCCTATGTAGTGCTGTTCTCGCCTCTTCGAGGCTCTTGTGTTGTTCCATGTCAATGTCAGTGGCTTGCTCTATGTGCTCGAGTTGTTGATTTATATCAATGAGCTCGCAAACCAGTTCTCTTGTTGTTGCCATCATTCCTCCAAAATTGTGAAGTTCTTATTCATTATTTTACTATGTATAACTTCAGGTTTCTTTTTTTTCAGTCTAAATGAAGGTGTCCATTCAAGCTCAATATCGAAGAGGTCACCATCACTATTCTTATATAGTGATACTTTTTTTCCTGCATCTTCAGCTGAGCCTGTGATACCAAGCACTTTTCTTGATGCATTTTCTATTGCTCCACTTCCTTTAGCTGCATATAAATCCATTATTTGATTTCTCGAATAGTCTCTTGACACTTGAGATATCTGTATAATGATAATATCTTCATTTACAGCTATATTAGATAGAGAGTGACTTATGTAATTAAGTTTTTCATACTCTCCTCTTTTATTGAATGGTACATCTACAAGGTCAATATAGTCTATTACAACACATTTAGGTTGTAGTTGCTTTATCTTTTCTTGTATTTGCGGTATAGTGGGACTAATAGATTGCATTATGATGTGACTTAACTCTTGTTTGTGGTATTTATAAAGACTTTTATAATTTTTCATTACTGTATCTTTATTAGCTCCAGAAACAATTTGTAAGTTTCTTCTATGCATCACATATCCTGATAGTTCTAATGATAAGAACAATGTTGGAATTTGTTTTTCTTTTATTATTTGATCGTGGTCAGCATTATAACCCAGTACAATATTTTGAGCTAATGCTGTTTTGTTTGCACCAGTTGATCCAAAGATAGTTACTAATTCTCCAGGATATACTGTTGCATCTTTGTCGTATACTCCTAAAGACTTAGCTAAATCAATTGTTCTTCCAGAGAAATCAGTTTCTAATCTTTCTGCTAACTCTGATTGTAATTGTTCACTATTCTTTACATCTATCAAATAATCTTTTCTTTTGTAGTAGATACAATTTGGTTGACAATGATTATGCATTAACACATCTTTGCAACCATATTTATATCCACCACGATAGGTGTCTTCTACCTTTTTAAGTACTACATCACTTCTCAATTGTCTATTATTCCACTCTAATAACGCAGCTTTAGCAGCTACACTAGGTATACCATGTCTAAAGAAATGAGATGCTATTCGCATCATAGTATTATTTCTTGATCCCTCTTCAGGGCCAAGTTTATACATCTTTTGAATACAGGGTACAATGTTTCGTGGCTCTACACTAGATTCCATAACTCTTATCTTAGGAACTTTGGTGATTATTTTATTTTCTAATTCACCATCTCCCCAAATAGGTTCAGTCTCAATTATAATTCGTTTACTTGCTTCAGAATGTATCTCTTTAGCTGTAGATTCATTTATTTGATTGTGCGTTAATGGAATTTTATATAGATTAGATTTTTGATTTAAGGTATTTGGGCATCTATATATTGATGTTCTATTATATACTGCTAAATCTATATCACTGAATAAATTATTCATAGTTTCTTTAACAATAAATGGTAAATCAGTAGTTCCTTCTGGGAAATTAAAGACTTCTCCACTTATTATTATATGATATCCAGTTCCACTGAAATAGATATTGTAGGAGCGTTTGTGAACGTCTAGCTCTTCTAATTCAAATAATATACCTTTTGTTTTGTTAAGTGTATAATCATCAGAATTATCGCCTCTATCTATATCGATTAAAATATCTCTAATATATCGCTTACCTAAGAAATCTTTGAATGTTTTCCTTAGCTTATGATATTCTTTTCCTTCTTCATCATATAGATATAAACTTTTATAGACAGCATATTTATCACCATGCTCTAATATAACATCAATTATTTGTTCTTGCGGAATAAGGAGCCCCCTGTTTTGAGGGCTCCCTATCGCTACTTCGTGATAAAGTTCCACCTAGAACTTGTTTACAGAGCTACCAGCAGTGGTACTGGTCATGTCTCCGTTATTAACAGGTACTTGGGTGTTATCGTGCTCAACAATGAATTTATTGGCTTTCATGTAAGTGACATAACTATCAAGATCATTTCGACCTTGATCATTATTCTTTACAATTTTGGGACATACTTGAGTGTATGCTTTACCAGCTTTTTCATTCCACTTCTTATAAGTAAATATGTAATACTTATGTTCAGTGTCTGATTGAGAAACACCATAGTTGGCTTTTGTAAAGTTATGATTTAATAAACCTGCAATATCTTTTACAAGCTTATCATTTTCATCAACCCATAAACCATCGGTGTTTACTCCGCCATCCCAACCAATTGCATCAGTGAAGTACAAGATTCTTTTGAGTAGACTACTCTGACCAGTTAAAGTATTATCACTTTCTCTGTCAAATGTGCCTAATAGGCTATATTTCCAGGGATATTGTGAGTTTTCATTTCTAAAGTAAATCTCTAGAAACATATCCATATTTGGATATTCAGCTGATCTGTCCACTATATCGGTAAGTGTAACTGCTTGAAAACCAAGAAAGTTAACTCCTCCAGATGTAGGTGACTCTTGTTTATAAGAACCTCTGTACGGCATTTATTACTCCTATTCTTCTTTGTATTTTAGGATTTCATTCATTACGCTATTGTAATCAAATTCAAGAACTTTCTGGGCTAGAGGTCTCAGCCTACTGCCTACAGTTCTTTCGTCGTATGCTTTAAAAGAAAGATAGAATTTACCATCTTCTTTATTAGCCATAGCGTACCCTATCACGTCTGCACTTGCAGTTAAAGCATAAGCTAAACCTCTTGGTAGCTCGGGCCCTAACTGACTCTTTCCATCAGTTATGACAGTACTCTTTGCATGTGAAACAATCACTAAATTCCTACTTAATGATTTACACAATACTTGGAATTTTTTAACAATATCAAGATTCTTCTTTCTGGCTTGTGCCCAGTCAGCACCCCATGAAGAACCTTCTCCCATTGCTGCTTGTCCTCTTTCATCACATACTTCAGCTTCAATCCATCTATTTATGTGATCAATAGTATCAATAACAATAGTATCGTAAGGTAATTTTTTTAAATTGTCCTTTAACCAAT